TCCTGTTGGATATTTTACTCCGTCTTTATCTCTAGTGGTAACTGTAATTTTTGCATTGTCTTTGTATTCAGGTACTTTTAACAATATGTCTAGTTTGTTTAACTGTGGCATACCAAATGTACCATCGATACCAGTAACTGGTTTATGAAATTTTCCTTTCATAATAACAGATCTGTCATCTGCCATGGATTCGATTGTTGTTTCTTTACTATCTGATACAATCTTAACCAGATTTAGAAAGCCTAATGTATGTGTATGCTTTACTATGTCTAATAATGTGTCTTTCATTGCCTATTCCTTATAAGAATTGTTTATTAATATTAACATTATTTAGATCTGTAGTCAACATTTTTAATCTTCTGGAGGCAATATTTTTACTTCTGGATCACGTTTGGTAATAAGATTATAACGCCACCATTCTTGTTTCTTCCAGTCAACATCACCTGGTTTCTTAAATTGTATATAAGAACAGTTTGGAGTATCAGTATGAATTTGTTCAATATCAAAATTGGTACAGTTGAATATAAGTTCTGTAATTGTTTTTTGATCATTGTATGCATAATATCCTTGTTTAATTAATTCTAGATCGTTTTTGTTGTCAGCATTTGCGAAATGTATAAGTCCTCGCCCACCATTTATTAGTTTATTATTCATTTGTGTAAATAATTTTTCTAATTGTGGTACAGTAAAATATGGTAAAAAATCCCAACTAAAAATATATCCAACTTCATCATTTGGTATTATATCTAAATTAGTGTATCCATGATTAGCATCTAACATACAGTGAACTAAATGTGTTAAAAATTTTGGTTGATATCTTTTATTAAGTTCTTCTGGAAGACCTTGGATAAAATCAACAGTATGAATTTGTTCAAATGCTGATAAATGATCAATCCAATAGCCATCACCTAAGCCTAATAGAAGGCATGATAGCATATTAGTTTTTTCATTGTTGCAGATCGATGTTAAATCTTCTTTTAGTTTAGGTGGAATTATAGGTTCAGATTTAGTTTTTCTATCTAATTCAAACCATTCTGCTGTTTTTGAATTTGTTGATTCCATATTAGTAGCAGACAATACATTTGGATTTATATCACGCAACATAGAAATTGCTTTATGTGTTTTTTTTAGCATATCTTCTAATGTCTTTTGGTGATCTTCGAGTTTGTTCAAATCAATAGAGTTTAATTCTTGTATTATATCATTAAATTTATTTTTGATTTCTAATCTCATTAAAATTCAAATAGAGTTGAAAACGTATTGTTTTGCTCTGATGCTCCTAAATCATAATCTAGTACACCAATTAAGTTGTCTAGCTTTTTATTAATTATAGCTTCTTCCATTCCTTCGTTATCAAAAGATAACTCCTTAAACCATTGTGGAATTCGTAATTCATCTATAGGGTATGCTATTGATGTATATCCTAATGGATTGTTTCTCAATCTACATACAATAACTTTTGCACCATCCATTATATCTAATGAATGCTGGTCTTTGTACATTTTTTTAACGTTATTCCAGTTCATACTTGCTCTTACGTGGCCAGGCATATTTGCTTTACCAAGTCTATGTTCTTTTTTAACATATTCAGTTAAATTGTTTACACGTTTTGGTGTTCCTTTTTCCCAACCTGGTCGTTCCCTAAATCCTAATCTAAAATCTTGAATAAATTTTATTATTTCTGTTTCTGTTTTGTTTGTTAGTACCATTAATAATATATCACTTAAGAAATCTTGTACAAATTTTGGTGTATCAGATCTTTTTAAGTCTAATCCCATTGCTTTAACTTTTCCATATTCGTCAGTATTAACATTTCTGTTCCAAGTACCTTCAACTTTATCTTGTCTAGTACCTTCTAGATCATAAATCAAAATAGCATAACGTTTTTTAGTAATAAACAAACCTTTTGATGCTACTGCTTCTCTACCTCCACGAATTATTTTACCTTTTGCTTCTGGTGAATGGCAAGCCTCATACATAAATCTTGGAAATGACTTGTTTACTTCATCTGCAATTTTATCATACAATTCAATACATGATTCTTTTGTCCAAGTCATTTTATTATTTTCAACTTCTTCTTTAACCATAGGGTATGCGGAAAAGTAAACAGAATCAGTATCACCATATATTATTCCTTTGCCTCGATGATCATATTCTCCTGTAATAATTTCATTTGTTTTTGCCGCCATATGTTTTGTAATAGTTCTACCTGTTAATGTTATTGATTGTCCTAGTCTTAAGTCAAAGAATCTACAACCTGGATTTAATAGAGCACCGTATAAACTGTTTAAGTTAATTTTTTTAACTAATTGTCTTTTATCCCAGAATGCTTGTTCAACTTTATTTCCAACTTGTATAGATTCACGTAATTTATCTTGCATTTTCTTTCGTTCAGAGAACCATTTTTCTAATAACCCTGGAATAATTGCTTCAAACTCATATGTGAATATTGTACCATTTGCAGATAAACCCCATTTAGATCCATTTTCGAATATCATACCATACAGTTCTGCCGCTGTATGTGTACTTTCAGTTCCATTCACCCATTCAACTACACAATTGAATGCTCTATTTTTTCTTAAAACTTCTGTGTATTCAACTGTAGCAAATTCACCTTCCCATGCTGATGCTGGAGTCTTTTTGTCGAATTGTATGCGTTCTTCAATCATTTTAGTTGTAGCATCTTGTTTTATTTGTCCAACAATAGTTTCTGGTCCCATGTTTAATGCTCTAATAATAGATGGGTATAGTGAATTAATATCGATTGAGCCAATATAATCATGTAATCCTTTTTTAGGTGTTGCAACATAGGCCCCAACTGCCGCTGATGTTGAGTGTGGTTCACGATGTGGTCTGTTTGGAACTACCATGCCACGTTTATGAGTTTCATTTATAATAGCTTGTTCTGTAACAGCCACAGCACCCATTGTCGTTTGTAGTAATACAGTATTTGCGTGTGCTAATTCGTTTGCTAAATCAATAAATTTTAGTTTATTATTAAGTTTAGAAATTAACATAACATCTTGTCTATTATATTCGATAAATGTTTTAAAGTCGTTGTTGTATAATGAGTCTAGTGTTCCTTCGTATAATGTCTTTTGTTCACCTAGTTCTTGAAATGAAATTGCATCTAAACTAAACGAATGTCTTTCTTCATATGTGTATTTTCTGTATAGTTGCATATAGTCTAAATGTACACGACCAATTAAATCATATGTAATTTCTTCGTTACCAAAACGTTCAAATTTTCTTTTGCGTGGTAATAAATTCCATAAGCACATTTTACGAGCATCATCCTTGCTTAATATTTTTATTGTTCTGTTAACAATATATGGTATATCATAACCTTCTGAGTTCCAACCACTTAATATATCAGCATCTTCTATGATGCCAAGAAATGTTTGCAAAAGTTCTGCTTCATTATCAACAATGTATGTGTTTTCAAAATCTTTTAAGTTCTCTATCGTTTCTTCTTTAGTAAGTGTTTTAGGTGGTACAGTAATTGTTATTAGTTGTTTTGTCCATTCAAGATAACAAGAAATTGATGTAACTGGCATAAAAGGATCAGCTGGTTTTGAGAATCCTTTTGCAGGATCAAAGTCTACTTCAATGTCAAAGAAGCATACGTTCATATTTGGAGCCTCTCGATCGATATAATTGTCTTCAAGACATCTAAATATTGGATTTATATCTGCTTCATAGATTTGTTTACCTTTATGAATTGCAAGTTCTTTTTGAAAATCTTTATTTTGTTTGGTACTTACTCGACTAACCTGAGTACCAAATATAGATCTATGTTTACCTTTAAGATCGTCGTAATAAAATACATAGCGAGCAGGATAGTCTGTGTATTCTCTTTTACCATTTATACGTTCAACTACGTATATTTGGTCTCGTGCTCTATCAAAGTATGCGTCTATGTAACTCATATTGCATTAATTATTAATGTTGTTAATGCTATTAAATTCATTACTGTAAACCAACTGCACAAAAATATTACCATTGCTACTTTACGAATTACTGAACTAATTATTCCTAATATAGAACCAACCAAATACATTGGAACAAATATCCATGTTGCTGGATCTAGTACTGTAAATGTTAATACTGCACTACCACCAACTAATAATATAGTTTCAAATGTCTCACACCAAAAAGCCACAGGACTTAAGGTATATGAATCTTTAAAGAACTGTTTAACTGTTGCTATCACTATTGTGTTTTGCCAACTGTTGCTAAAATAGTTTCCAGTTCTTCAAGTTTTGCTTGTTCATCATGCAATCCTGCCTTAAATGCGACACTAATTGCTTTGTTTAACATTGCTGGTTTAATTTCCAGTTCTTCAGACAATGCTTTAACAGTTTCACGCAATCCAGCACTTAAATCAGAAACTTCTTGTTTAACTTGCATACCTTCTTCTATTAATCTTTTAAGTTTTGCTGTCGAGTCAGCATCAAACATTCTCCCTGTCATTAGATATCTCCTTTTTTGTTATAACAATTTACATTATAACAGATAAATTATTATTTGTCTATTGTATATGAATCGTATTTTGGATTATATGTGGTTTTATCACCAGTTATTGCTTCGTAAATTCTGGCAATTATTTCTGGATATGCTTTAGACTGGTCTGCTATTTGCTTTATAGCCGTTACCAAATAGTCATCCATTTTAGGTCGTTTTAATATTAACTGACTTTCTTTAACATCGTAAAAATGATCAATGTTTGGCCATTTATCTTCTAATATATCAATTTTTTTTCTTAAGTGTTTTAAACCACGTGACCCAGCTGATTGTGGATGTTTTATTTGTTATTTTTACCATCCATGCTAATTTGTTTATCACCTTGTCTACGTTTTTTCTTTGCCCATTTTTTAACTGTTTTCAAATGTGCTGTTCTGGCGCCGGGCGATGATTTGTATCCACGTTTGCCTGCAGGGGCTTTATCACTTGAAGGTCCATATTCATGATCTTTTGGAACATCAACATCGGGATCAACTCCTCGTTTTTCTGCAACTCCTCCACCGGCTTGTTGAATTATTTGTTTAAACTTTTGAAATAGTTGAGGATTAGTCATTAATTTTGTAAGTGCTTGTGCGTATGGAGCCAATGCTTGTTGAAGGTTAAGTGGAAGATCTTTACCTTGTGCCATTTTACTTAATCCTTTTGCAACCATTTGCCCTGAACCAGAACCTCCGCCCATTGGTCCTCTAAGTTGTTGAGCCTTTTGAGCAATTCCTTGTTCAGGATTTTGTTCACCTAAACTTTTTTTAAGTTCTTCTTTTGACTTACCATATTTCTTTTCGAACTCTTTATCTGATAATTGTTTTAGATCTAGATCGATGTTACTCATTTTACCTTCTATTTTTTTATCGAAAGAGGTTAGTGCTCCTGCTCTATCTAGTCTGTCATATAACTCTGCGATGTATTGAACTAGTTCACGTTCACTCATGCCTGCAATATCACTCATAACCATATCATGCCATTGATCATCTTCAGGTGGTTCAAAGTCTGCTGTTCCTTGATGGCCACCAATGAATGTTCCTGTTGCTTCAGTTTTTACATTTTCGACAGGTTGTAAGTTTAATTTTATTTTTTGAACTAAATCTTTAATTTGTTCTGCCCAATCATTATTTGAATCTGGATATCTTTGCAATGTATCAGCATCGGCATCAGTAATTTGAGTTGCAAGATTTTCTATGTCTGATAAGTCTTGTTCTAGATCAATAATAAGATCTTCGGGTCCTTCGTTAGTGTCTTTACTTTCCCCACTTCTTGCCCATGCTCTTGCTTCGTCATCTTTATCTTTTTTTGCTAATGCTCTTGCTTCTTCTTCATCATCAGCATCATATTCACGTCCTGGAACATTCATATAATCTAAATGTGCGTCAACCTTTGAAACTCTTTCGTCATAGTCCATAGGAATTTCATATGGAACGAAAACTGTTTTACCTACACGTGAGGTTTTTTGAAACAGAGTATCTTTATCTACCTTAACATGATATCCTTCAGCATCAGGTTGTGTTTTTGACTTGACATCGACAGCAATAACTTCACCTTCAATGTATTTGTCTGGTCTACCTTCTATTGGTTGATGATCATATGCTCTAATACCATCACCTACTTTAAATTTATTAGCAAATTTTAATTCTTCTATTACCACATTTGGTTCACGCATTGATTCTTCAATTTTTCCTGCCATTGTAGTTGGTTCATCAATTAATGCTTTACCAATAAATGATTTAGATGAATTCGCTTTGCTTTTTTGTTGATTCATTGCAATGGCGTACATTGCCGATTTGGCATCTTTGAATTTACCCTTTGCCCATTTACCTATAGATTTTTTTGCATCTGGACTATCTTTCATTTTGTCTACAGTTTTATGAGCTTTTTTAATTTTTTTCTTACTCATCTCAGGCGTTGGTAGTCCTGCTAGTTCACGTAACTCTGATAATGGTACTTCTGGGGTCGGGGGCGTAGAGGTTTTCATTTCAGTAATTATTTGTTTCTTAATATCACCTAATGATGTAGGGTCTATTTTTTGCAATTTAGCAACCATAGCCTTAAAATCAATAATATTATCCATTGGAAACCTCCGAAGTTATTATATTTATGATGATTATAGTTTATCTTTTAATTGCTGGGCCACCGAAAACTGAAACATTTTTCATATCTAAAGCATTGTCAGTAGGTTTTTGCTTCTTAGGTTTAGGTACATTCGGTCTTTTAGTACCAGATTTGCCTGGTGAACCAGTAAATGATTTTTTAAATCGATCTTTTCCAACGGCAATGTGTGGAGATACTACTGTTGCTATGTTCCCAGATGATGTTGCACCTGCTGTGGCTTGTTCTTTAAGTTTAGTAATTTCAGATAGTCTCATATTATTCGTCTTGCATATCACCAAATACAAACATCATAACTATGAGGATTAGTTCTTTCATAAGGCATTTCAACTCTCAAACTCCTTGTCAGGTTTTTTCTTCTGGTCGAAAATGTCAAAAGGAATGCAGAAACTCTCCATCTTGATGGTCCTCTCATCACCTATTCCCTTTCTCATCTCCATTTTCATCATAAACTTCTCAGCCAGTGCTCCGTTCTCCAAGCACGATTCCTCGCTGTCATATCCCATTATCCCCTTGTAAACGAGGGGGTCGCCGTCTTGGACACTCAGCAACACCAGTAAGAACCATATCTTAATCATTCGCTACCAACGGATGTACTATCGCTAATTTTCATATTAGTAATATTTATCTGCTACTATAGTAGCAGATATCTGCTATTATAACTAAACTTGTGGATTTTCTTTGCCATTTGTCCAGTTGTTTATGTGTTTAACATACCAATCAATGCTGTGATCAGCAAAGTTGTCTATTTTACCTTTCTTAATGCCACGCCACATACCTCTAAACTTGTCTTTAGTGCGTTGCCATGGAGTAAATTTACGAACATTGCCCCAAGTGTTCAAGTACATACGTTCTCCATCGTGCCGGTATCCCATTGTCCATAATGGAACTCTAGTAACAATGTCGTTATTGTTAACCCAGCGGTAATGTGTAATGTTTTCATGCGTTACAAATCGTTTAAATCCTACACGTGGTGAGCCATATGTGTATAACTCAATAGGATTAGGACATATTCGACTTCCTGTGCATCTTGATGCAATAATAGTAGCCATAGATGCTCCTAATGAATGTCCGCAGAACCAAACGTTACGTTTTCCGGCTTCTCTGGCTATATCTTCTTCTAATGCTGACCAAATTTTATCTACTTCACGTTTAAATCCACTATGAACATAACTTACTGTTTCTGATTTAGTAGGCCATGCGTTTATATCTGCTTTTATATCGCTCCATTGTGTTGCTTCAGTACCTCTACAAGCAATTACAA